AGATGCAGGCCAAGCTCGAGGGCCGAGAGGCTGAGTTCGAGGCCGAGAAGCAGCAGCGCGAGGCTGAGGCCGCCGCGCTCGCCAAGGCGAACGACCGCATCCTCAAGGCCGAGATCCGCGCGGCGGCGGCAGGGAAGCTCAACGACCCGTCCGACGCACTGCGCTACCTAGACCTGTCGTCTTTCGAGGTCGGAGACGACGGCGACGTCGACACCGAATCGGTGTCTGCCGCTATCACAGACCTCATCACGGAAAAGCCCTACCTCGCAGCGCAAGGCGGCCGACGGTTCCAGGGCGATGCAGACGGGGGTGCTCGCAAGGAGACCCGACCGAAGCAGCTCACCAAGGCCGATCTGGCCGGGATGTCTCCCGACCAGATCAACGAAGCAAGGGCTCAGGGGCGTCTCGACGACCTCATGGGCCGCAAGCACTGACAACGAGGAGGGCCATAACCCATGGCTATCGAGAACTTTGTTCCTGAGATTTGGAGCGCCGCACTTCTGCGTGCACTCCGCGACCGCCTGACCTACGCGCAGGACGGTGTCATCAACCGGAACTACGAGGGCGACATTGCCCGCGCCGGCGACACCGTCCACATCACCAACTTCGTGGACCCGTCGGTTCGGGACTACACCAAGAACGGCACCATCACGTGGGATCTGCTCACGGATGACACCCGTGCGCTCGTGGTCGACCAGTCCGACTACTTCGCGTTCAAGGTCGACGACATCGACAAGCGCCAGGCTCTGCCGGGCTTCGTCGAGGTGGCGACCACGGGTGCGTCGTACAACCTGGCCGCTGAGGCCGACGACTATGTCGCCGGCCTCATGGTCGCCGCGGTGGACGGCGAGACCAACGACCTCGGTTCCGTCACGGTCGGCGCCGAGGACGGGGACGCGTACAACCTCCTCGTCGAGCTCCGCACCGTCCTCACCCGGAGCAACACTCCGGACGACGGTCGGTTCGTCATCGTCCCGCCGGAGTTCTACGCGGTCCTGCTCCAGGATGACCGGTTCATCCGCCAGGACGCGTCCGGCACCACCGACGGTCTCCGCAACGCGGAGGTCGGACGGGCTGCCGGGTTCACCGTCATCGAGTCCAACCGCGTGCCGGAGGCGACCGGCGCGTTCTCGGTCCTGGCCGGGCACTCCATCGCCACGACCTACGCCGAGCAGATCGCCTCCACCGAGGCGATGCGCCTGGAGAACACGTTCGCCGACGGTGTTCGTGGACTCCACCTGTACGGCGGACTGGTGACGCGTCCGGCCAACCTGGCCCTCGCCGACGTCACCGTCGGCAGCGGTTCCTGACCAGGGCAAGTCACGTCCTAACCGGCATGTACGCAGAGGGAGGCCGTCGTGGCTGACTACCCACCGTTGGCCACGACGGCCGACCTCGCGAAGTACAACATCGACACCAGCGACGCCGAGCTCGTCGATGAGCTGCTCGACTCCGTGTCGGCGGCGATCCGCGACGCAGCCGGCGTCCCCATCACGCGCGAAACGTCAGAGGTTACCCTCCCTGGCGTTTGCAACGAGTTCCTGCAACTACCCGGCGGCCCCGTCCGCTCGGTTACCTCAGTGCTCGTTGACGGCACGGTCGTCACGGACTACAAGATCCGGGACGGGCGCCTGTGGCGGCGCCGTGGATGGGGCAACATCTCGACCGATGTCGAGGTGACCTACACGCACGGCTACGACGAGGTCCCTGCCGACATCGTCAAGCTCACCTGCACCCTCGTCGCCGCGGGCATCAACGAGGCGACATCAGAGGACGGTCCGGCATCTCGCCGCGGACTGGCGTCCTGGTCCGAAGGTGTCGACGACTATCGGGTGCAGGAGACGTACACGCGCGGTCGGGACGAGGTCGTGGACGTGACCTCAATTCCTGAACGCACCCGCGAGTGGCTGCGAGCCCGGTTCGGATCGCTGGCCGCAGTGACGGGGGGCTACTGATGCCCCTGGCACGTTTGGTGTCGCAGGGACGTCGACTGGCGACCCGTCTCATGACCGACCAGATCGTCGTCCGTCGCAAGACCGGCGAGACCACCGACCCCGACACGTTCGAGGTCATCCCGGTCTACGAGGTCGTCTACCAAGGTCAGGCCAAGATCCAGACCTACGAGGGCTTCGAGACCAACTCGGAGACCGCCGGCGCATCGGTCACGGTCCAGCGCTCGCAGGTGCACTTCCCTGTCGGTGCGGCTGACGTGCATGTCGGCGACGTCGTGACGGTCATTGCCGGCTCGTCGGACCCGCTACTGGTGGGCCGCTCGTATCGGGTGGCTCAGCACGCGCCGGTCAAGACGCACGCGACGGCCTACCGAGTGTTCATCGACGAGAACGTGGGCGAGGAGGTGCCGCCATGGCAGGAGTGACCATCGACACCTCCGAGGTGCGTGCGTTCGCTGCCGAGCTCGGTCGCATCCCTGGCCGCGTCGTCCCGGATGTCGACAAGGTCATGAAGAGGGCCGCGCAGAACCTCAAGGACGACTACAACGAGCAGGCCGCATCGTCCACGCACTTCAAGGGCATGGCTGGCTCGGTCACCTACGACCGCGCGTCCGGTATCGGCCAGGTCGGTTACGAGGTCGGACCAGACAAGGGGCGCCGTGGTGGCGCGCTGGGAAACATCTTCTTCTTCGGCGGTTCCAACGGTGGTGGCGGCACGGGCGATCTTGACGGCCCGATCCGTGGCGAGGGTGACCGGACTGTGGGCGAGCTGGGCAAGGTTGTCGAGGGCTGGTTCTGATGCTCGAGCTGCGGCCGGCCGTGCTGGCGCTCATGCCGTCAAACGTGACGTGGTATGAGGGCAACGTCCCGGACGAGGCCGGATTCCCTCGCGTGTCAGTGACGGTGCAACTGCCTGGCGTTGAGGACCGGGCGCTGACGAGGGTTCCTCAGTCGCGATGGCTGCGAGCGTCGTTCATCGTGGCCGGCCTGAATGACGAGTCACTGACCGGCATCGCCGATCGCGTGCTGGACGCGTTCGAGGGTGCTCGCGCCGTCGCTGATGGCTGGGTGACCGGCCCGTTCGGGCTGCTGGGCCACCCGTCCACGTACACGGATCGCGACGTCTACAACACGGGCACGGACCTGCTGCCGCGGGTGTGTGCGTTCACGTTCGCCGCGACCGTTTCCCGCGCCGCCTGACCCGTTCCCCGCCCCGCTTGGAGGGCCACCTATGCCTGCCTACTTCATCCGCGTTCGTGACCCCCAGACGGGCCACGAGTTCGACCGCCGAGCCGATGACCCCGCCGTGCTGTCGGGCCGGTTCGTGCAGGTCAAGCCGAAGCAGTACCCGCCGTCGCCGATCCCGCGGCGCGCGAAGCATTACCTGAGACTCGCGGGCCGGTTGGCCTCGCGTGAGTTGCCGACCTCGACCGAGGCGGCAGAGGCCACCAATCCCGACAAGGAGTGATCCAACATGGTGGACGTTCCCAGCACCCCCGCTGACGGCAACATCGCAACCTGGCTGGTTCCGACGGTCGCCGACACCACCGCCCCGACCGTCACTGAGATCGCGGCAGGCGTCGACGTGTCGTGCTACCTGACCCCGGACGGGTTCTCGCTGACGATCGACCAGGCGACCATCTCGGATGAGCGTCTGTGCTCGACCGAGACGTTCGCTCAGCCTGGCCGGAAGTCCTACACGCTGACCCTGACGGGTATCGACAACACCAACTCGCCGAACGAGGCGACCGACAACGAGCTGGTCGACACGCTCGTTGAGGGGACCGAGATGTACCTGGTCCGCCGCCGTGGTGTCCCGTTCGACCAGGAGATCGCGGCCGACGACAAGGTGACGGTGATCCCGTTCAAGCCGGGCGTGAAGCAGGACGTGGCGCCCGAGGCGAACTCGGTCATCCGGTCCACCTGGACGGGCTTCGTGACCGGTGCGGTCCAGACCGAGGTTTCGGTCGTCGGCGGTTCCTGACCCCCCTACTCCGTCCCGGGGCTCGTGTTCACGGGTCCCGAGCTCCGGGGCGGACAAACCACCCGTGACGGCCCGTGACACCCGTGAGGAGTACCCGTGCCTATCCGCATCAAGCGCCCCGAGCGCACCGTTGAACTCTGCACCGACGCCGCACTGCAGGCCGACTGGGAAGCTGCCGAAAAGGCGCTGGCCGAGGCCCGCAAGACCCCCGCCCAGACCATGGGCGGCGCTGGCGAGGCGAACAAGTTGGCCGAGCAGGTGCGCCAGCTCGAGGGAGCCATGCGCGAGTCTGTCGTGCGCTTCCGACTGCGTGCACTCCCCCGCTCCGAGTGGGTCGCGATCCACGCCCGCCACAAGGCCGGCAAGGACGCATCCGAGGCCGACAAGCAGTTCGGCGCGAAGATGGAGACCTTCTTCGAGGAGGTCATCCCCAAGTCCGTGGTCGCCGTGACCGACCACGCCGGCGACCCGATCGAGTTCGACGCCGAGGCCGAGTGGGGTCCGCTCGCTGACGACATGACCGAGCGGCAGTACTCGGACTTCTGCAACGCGGTGTTCAACCTGAACCGCGGAGAAGTGAGTGTCCCTTTCTCGCGGGCCGCCTCACGGAGAACCCCGGGCTCGTCAGAGAACTGAGGGCGGCCCGAACTCTCGGGGTTTCCTACAAGCGATTCAACGGCTGGGAGCCAGCCGAGGTCACCAGCTACAAGTACGACTCCGACGGCCGCACCCTCGAGGCCGTCACCGAGCGCGAGCCGGAGTGGGACGACCAAGAGCGGGCATGGATGGTCGCACTCGCCGCCTACGAGGACGAGGAGCTGTGCCCCGTCTGCGGTGGCCCCAAGTCCGTGTGTCAGGCGCCAGAGAACGAGGGCCGGTTCGAGACCGGGCCGCCCGTCCGGTGTCACGTCACTACGGCGATCTCGCAGGCGCAGGAAGCCTACAAGGATGCTCGCGCGCCGCGGGCGTTGATGTGGGGGGCTCGGTTCAAGGGCTAGCCATGCTCGGGGCAGAGCGTAGACGTGGCGGTTCCGATTAGGAACGTCGCCTGCTCGGTCGAGTAGCCGGCGTTTGTGAGGAATCCCAGCACACCCGACCCTGACTGCCCGTCGTCGTACTGGCCACATACGTGGTCTCGGCCAACCGTCAGGATCTCCTCGTCGTTCAGTCCGTCGCCGCCGGGGAACTCCTCGCGCATGGCGTCGATGAACTCCTGCTCGGCGGACGCTTCCGCATTAGAGCACGCAGCAAGGCATGCCACCGCAAGGGCGGCCAACGCCGCGCGTCTTGTCCACATAACCGCACAGCGTAGCCGGGAGGTGCTATGGCCGACCGGTCAATCGCAGTCCGCCTTACGGCGCAGGTGGGTGGTTTCGTCTCCGGCATGCGGACCGCTCAGTCTGCAGCGTCGGACTTCGCGGGGCGCGGGCTGGACAAGATCGCTCAGCACTCAGCGTCGATCGACACCATCGCGAACAGTGCCGGCATTCTCGGTGCAACGATGCTGACCGGGTTCGGTGCTGCGACCAAGGCTGCCGTCGATTGGGAGTCGGCGTTCGCGGGTGTGATGAAGACCGTCGACGAGACGGCAACCACCACGTACGCGGACCTTGAGGACGGCCTGCGTGAGCTTGCCCAGACGATGCCGGCGACGCACGAGGAGATCGCGGGTGTCGCCGAGGCTGCCGGTCAGCTTGGCATCGCCGCGGACGACGTCGTGGACTTCACCGAGACGATGATTCAGCTCGGCGTGACCACGAACCTGTCTGCCGAGGAGGCGGCCACGTCGCTGGCCCGGATCGGCAACATCATGGGCACGTCCGCCTCGGATGTGGACCGCATGGGCGCCACGATCGTTGAGCTGGGCAACAACTCGGCGACGACCGAGCGCGAGATCGCCGAGATGGCGACCCGCCTCGCCGCGGCTGGCCGTCAGGCTGGGCTCACCGAGTCGGATCTGTTTGCTATTGCGTCCACGATGACGTCGGTCGGTGTCGAGGCAGAGGCTGGCGGCACGGCCATGTCGAAGGTGTTTACCGCGATCGGTGACGCCGTGCGTTCAGGGAACGAAGACCTCGAGGTGTTCGCTGAGGTCGCCGGGATGACGGCCGAGGAGTTCCAGACGGCGTTCGGCGAGGACGCAGCGATGGCGATCGGTGCATTCGTTGAGGGCATGGGCAACATGTCCAACGCTGGCCAGAACACCTCCGAGATCTTCCAGACTCTAGGGCTCACGGATCAGCGGCTCATGCGATCCATTCTGTCTGCCGGTGCAGCGACCGGCATGTGGGCCGAGCAGGTCGAGCTCGCCAACGGCGCGTGGGGCGACAACTCCGCGCTGATCCAGGAAGCAATGACGCGCTTCCAGACCAGTGAGTCGCAGATGACGATCGCGTGGAACAACATTCGCGACGCCGCCATCGAGTTCGGGGCGGTCGTGCTGCCGATCCTGGCGGATGTGGCGCGCGGCGTTTCGGAGCTCGCCACGTTCTTTGGTGACCTGCCGCCCGCGGTGCAGGGCGTCACGATGGCGATCGCTGGTGTCGGCGGCCTGGCACTGTTGGGTGTGTCCGGTCTGGGGCGCCTCGCAACCACGGTTGCCGGGCTGCGGCAGGCATTCCAGAATCTCGGCACCACGGCCCGGACGGCCGGTCTCGCCGTGAGTGGCATCGGCCTAGCGTTTGGTGCGGCAACTGCGGGCGTCCTCGCGTGGGCGAACGCTCAGGCCGAGGCGCGCGCCAGGACCCAAGAGCTGGCCGACACGCTCGACGACGTGTCCGGCGCCCTGACCGACGCGTCCCGGGAGTGGGCGGTCAAGCGCCTGGTCGATGACGACGCGCTCGACTCCGTGGAGCGGCTCGGCGTCAACATGGAAGACCTCACCGACGCCATGCTGGGCAGTGCTGACGCGGCGGCTCGGGTCGAGGCGCAGATGGACGCCGCGGCCGGGTCTTACGGGATCCTCGAGCAGCGTCAGTACATGCAGGACATGATGGAGCTTCGCGGCCACATGGAGGACGCCGCGAACGAGACCGAGGAAGCTCGCCGGATTCAGGATGCGCTAAACGAGGCGCAAGCTGGCGGCGCAACTTCCGCCGAGTCTGCCGCGACCGGCCAGGAAGCTCTCGGCGACGCGATGGAGGACACCACCGCCATTGCCGAGGAGCAGGCCGACGTCCTGGGCGACACGGTCGAGCAGATCAGTGCGCTCGGCAACGCTGCCCTGTCGGCCCGAGACGCTCAGCGCGGACTCGAGCAGGCCATGGACGACGCGCGCGCGGCCGTGGAAGAGAACGGCGAGACGTTCGACATCACGACCCAGAAGGGGCGCGACAACCAGGCCGCCCTCGACGGTGTCGCCGCAGCCGGGTGGCGAGTCATCGAGTCGATGGAGGAGAACGACGCCAAGGCCGACGAGCTCCATGACGCCATGGGGACCGTCCGCCAGGACTTCATCGATACTGCCGAGGATATGGGTCTCAGCACTGAGCGTGCCGAGGAGTTGGCCGACCAGTTCGGCTTGATCCCCGAGGATGTCGTCACCGAGGTACGCCAGGAAGGC